CAAATGGATAAATGTCACCGTTAGTAAAGTTACCGAAGATAGTTTGTAATTTACCAGGTACGTTACCGATTTGTTTTAATTGAATATTATACGGATTATATACACCGAGAGGGTATATACCGTCGACTTGACCACCGGCAGCTGTTAGAATAGCATTAAGAGTGTTTGTTCCAGATACCCCTAAAATAGTACATCTATTGATTGCATTATTTGCTGTAGTAGCTGCAATTTGAGTGGTTCCGCTGTAATTCGTCGCAGTAACGGAGTAGGTAGAAGAATCTATCCATGCGGGGCTCGCGACGCGAATTTTAATAGTCGGGTTACCTGTAGCATCCTGATAACCGTTACCCTGTATTAATCTGCTGAGATACGGGTTTGTCTTCACTGTAATGTTAGGTGAAGTACTGGCAACAGTATCAATAAAGAAGCTTGTAGGGGGTCCCCCATTTACTGAATTTACTAATCTGTGAGAGTCGAGAGAACCGTGGTAAACTTCAGCAAGACTTGCTGCAAGAGCGACTGAGCTGTTATTGAATGTGGATTGAGTTAATTTAAATAACGCAATTGAAATTGTATCGTCAAAATATCTTATTCCTTGTTCATAAGTTGCAGAGTTATAGACAAGTGTCTGAGAGATACTACCAGTTTGATCCTGGGTACCTGTAAGCGAAACACCTAATCTAGCTTGAGACAAGGTTGTAAAACTATCGTTACTAGTTCCTGATAGGGTATATACATTTCTCACTATCGTATAGTCAGTATTGAGATTGATATTAGAGTTATCACAAACCCCAATATAATATCCCTCATAATTACCATTAATATCAGAAACAGATTGATTACCGATAACTAAAGCAGCACCGCTTACGCTATTAATATTCGTTGGGTCAAGCGGCCCTACTGCACTAGTGCCATAGCCGTTGGTAAATAAGTTACCCTGTTTCCAAGAGTTGTATTGAGATTTTGTTATCGAATAATGTACAGGTTGACCTAATACATATACACCTGTAGTTGAGGAATAGCTGCCGTTTGCGCACACCGAAGTAGTAGAACAACCGGCGCTGTTATCGACATAGACAGCAGGAAAAGCTAGCAACCCATACCTATCAACAGTAGTCTGACCGTAAGGAAGCCTCGTTACCATGATGTTTGCAGGGCTCTGTAAAGCTGCATTCACAGTGTTGTAAAAGTATCTTTCTGCACCGTTTGTAGGGGTACCGTAAATCTGCTCAAAATTTGCAATACTCGTAATATTTACTGCATCATTTATCGGGCCTTTTTGCGCAAATCCAGGGATGTAGATGGTCGTAGTGGATTGCGCTGCCGGATTTAGCGAAAGATCCACCTCACTAATCTGTACACCAGGTGATTGTATTTGTCTATTTGCCATATATGTAATTATTTATGGCTTTTTTCGAAATATTTTTAAGAGAGTACTACTTATTATAAACTATCTACATTCTCCACTAAGGTGGCTGTAAATTGACTGTAAGCAAACTCTGTAGTCGTCTCCGCTTCGCCTGCGTCCCTATAGGACATATTAATACCCCCTAAAGCAGTAGGGAAAGCGCCAAAATATTTAAACTCAATTACCCGTTTTTCATACTCATCGAGAGCATACACAGAAATATCCGTTGCATAGTATTGTAGTTGCTTACTATAGGTACCACTATATACCTCTGTTTTTGGATCTGTAGGGGGATCTGATGTAACCCCGACAATATCCTTAGCATCATATATAGACTTCTTACCATCATTTAAGATATCGAGCCACTTATATATAAACCAATAGTTACTAAATCTATTATCAATTGTAAAGTTGATAGATAGAGGAGGATATGATGGACGTGCGTAGCTCGTCGTCTTAATTGACTGTCCACTGTATTTATTGTCTACAGACGGTACAGATATAGGCGGCGCTACTGCTCCAAAAATAGATATAACGAAAGCATCGTGGTCTATTTTATTATTAGAGTGACCAAAAGAACTTACAATATCCTTTAACCCCTTAGGTATGGGTATAACCATAATAAATTTATCCTTACGGATTTTATTAAACGGTGCTTGAGTGAAATTGCTCATTAAAAATTATTTAATACTTTCCAGCCGGATTCGTACGGTTCGTCAGGCATCTGCCATCCCTCGCTTCTTAAAAGCTCCATTTCACCATCTCTTGCAGTTATATTATCAGCACCTGATATTAATATAGGTAACTCTAAATCTGATTTTATTTTAAGATTTATTAGAGTCTGGGTTGGGTCAATAAAATCTCTAACCCCGTAATCAAGAGATTTAAGTAGCAGTGGACGCTCATTATCATCTTTTTGAATCACTTCAAAATATTTTTCTACTACATCGTTTTCAAGTACAATTAACGCCCATATTAAGCTCATCACTCTATCATCCCAATTGTCAGATCCAGGTGAAGCTGCCCATGTACCGTTTGGATATCTTACAAACCCTTTCAACTCATTGAGTGTAAATCTATCTCTTATTTTTACAGCTCTGAGCTCGTTTAAATAATATCTCATATTTATAACCCCTTTATATTTGGTGTTAGTATGAGCTAATATACCCAGTCTATTAAACGTCTTGTCTCCGACCTTAGGTCCATATGATACCATGTTAGGGTAGCTATGCTGCAATTTAAGCTGATCTACCACTTGTGCGCCGCAGTTATTTCTTTCTATACAAGCAGGCGGATTCCCCCAATTCTGTAAGATTTCTAAGCATTTTTGAGTAAATTGAATCGGGTTAATAGTGTTATTATGATATATAGCGACCTGTTCGATATTCTTTAAATCTGTAATATCAAATATCTGCATTACAGTAGCTGCTTGTCCTACTCCTTCGCTTACATCGACACCTGCAACATATAATTTATCGCTTGAAGGTGGTTCCCAGACAAGATAATGACCATCATCAAATACAAATTGAGGCTCTTTAATATCCTCTTTTAATTTTAAAAATAATTCTTCATCTACTGCGCTCTCACCAGTTCTAAGAAACTCATTACCAAACTCTTGCGCAAATGCTTCAGCGCTACCGAGTGACTTTATTGTATTCTCCTTCCAGTTATCATCTCTATTAGGTACTTCCCACCAATCTACTCTCTCGCATGTCCAACCATTGCCTCCTTTTTCCCCGCCTTTATACAGCTCGTAAAATAAATTATCTGTACCATTAGGGGTAGAAGCGATAAAGATTTTCGATTTTTGTGAAGACGAAATAATGGGGTAAACAGATCGCCAAAACTCTGTTACCATATGGTTGTCAATAAAAGCTAACTCATCTAATATCAAGCAGTTACATGAATCACCGCGACCCGCATCACTGGATGTTGTAGATATACCTATACTAGAGCCATTAGCGAGACTCATCGAAGTTTTACCGTATTCTACTACACCCGGTTTAAGATAGTTAGGTAGTTGCTCGTACGCTAATCTTATTCTTTTGAATATATTAATAGCAGTCTGCTCTTTGTTAGCCACCACTAATATACGCTGATCTTCATTAAAGCACGCTATCCATAATGCATATATTGTCATTAAGGTAGTTTTTCCTGATTGTCGCGATGATAGCATTACCACGAATCTATTATCTCTAAGAGTTTTAAGTATTCTCTTCTGGTATTTGTGGAGTTCTATTAATTGCTTACCTTTATCTAAGTTAACAATAAAGAAGAAGTTTTCTGCAAAGTGTAAGATATTAGATCTAGACTTCTCGACATTCTTCACCCATTCGGGGTGCTCAGAATAATCAAACTCGGCGTGCTGGGTAGGTAAATTCTTATTTCCTAGGTAAAACTCTCTTTTTTGCTCACGCGGCATATAAATATACTTAGACTATGAATAGTAAAAACGACCTTTTAAATATTGGCGAGTTATACGGTAAAACTCTTCTCAACGAAGTAAAAACGGTTATACCTAAGGGAACCTTTAAAATGGCTACTGATAAAAAGGTTAAGCCAGCCGAAGCGTCTCCTAAGGCGTTTGTACATAAAGATTCAGGTCCTATTAAGGCTGCACAAACTACGCCTAGTATTAATACTGTTATCGATCCTGCTAAAATGACCAAAAAGCAGCTGGAAACAAATTTATATGATCCAGGTAAATTTTCGCAAAAAAATGAATCAAGCGGTATAAATATTCATATGAGTAAGAAATTCGACGATTTATTTAAAGACGTAATGAGCGATAAACTACACCTCCGTGAAGATAAAGATATCGAAACGGTAGAAGATGTAGCTGAGCTTCCTGAACTCGGTGGTGGATCCGAAGGCGATGACGATCTCGGTGATCTTGGCGAAGACGAAGTCAAGTCACCTGAAGAGATTATTGATAATATTATTGATTTACTCGGCCAGCTTCGCGATAGCATGGGTGGTGGAGAAGCAGGTGAAGACTCCAGCGAAGAAGACGGTATGGGGGACCTCGGTGCTAAAATGGATAGCGAAGGCGAAAACGAAGAAGCTTACGCTGCTGAAGCCACTGGCTTTGAAGAAGTCAAAGGCGGTGGTGGTATCGCCACTAAGAAAAAAGGTAATGCTTCCTGGAACGTTAACAATGCTGTTGACGGCTCTGGTAAGTTAGTTAAAGACTCTGACCTACATAACCCGAAAAAGAGCGTCGAAATTAAGACGTCTTGGAAAGTACCGAGCGGTAAAGCTGATTGGAACGTTAACAATGCTGTTGACGGCTCTGGTAAGTTAGTTAAAGACTCTGACCTACATAACCCGAAAAAGAAAAATGAAGTCGACTCTACCGTAAAAGCCGGCCGCCAGATCGGTCAGTAAAATAAATCATCTCATTAAAACCCTCAGGTTATAAACAACCTGAGGGTTTTTTATTAAGTATTTTTGTGGAAAGCTTTGATAATTATTTTAAATCTAATACAGTTATGCCTAAGCATAGACACATGAGTGCTTTCGACTCTCAACCTTATAATCGAAAATCAGTAGACTTCGTTCCTAAGTATATGCAAGCAAAAAAAGATAATGCTAAGCTTGTCAATCTTAAAAAAGGTACATCTCAGATTGAATATTTGACGCCTAGTGACGTACAAGAAATATGCAGTAAGTTTAATTGTAAATTAGTACCTAATAAAATTGTAAAATTAGGTAATACAGGAATTAAAGTCTATTATAAAGACGGTAAACCCGTCATATCACGATAATGTCACAATACGCTTATACAGG